CAAAAGGGCAAAGGTATGACACATGTAGAGTTATTTTTAGGAATAAACGAAATAATAAGAGAAGCAATAGAAACTAATAACAATAGTATATTCAGAGGTGTCGAAGTGGCACTAACAGACTATACGATGGAGGACAAAAAATGCAACAGTTTTATACAACATTAGAAACTAAAGCTGGCAAAGAAGACGATAGAACTGTTGAGTTCATCGCCACCAAAGAAATAGCCGATAGAGATGGTGAGATACTCATGGTTAAAGGTATCCAAACTACAAACTATAAGAAAAACCCCGTTGTCCTCTGGGCACATGAACGAGGCAGTCTGCCAGTCGCTAAGGCTGTCAAAATCACCAAATCAGGGGAAACCCTGAAGATTAAGGTACAGTTTGCTACACCAGAGGAATATGGATTCGCCGACACTGTTTACAAACTTGTCAAAGGCGGATACTTGGGAGCTGTATCAATAGGTTTTATGCCGGATTTCGATAAGATTGAATACCCGGAGGTAAAACTTAATCAAAAAGTATGGAGAATATTTCACAAAGTCGACTTACTCGAAATGTCTATTGTTCCTATCCCGGCAAATCAGGAAGCCCTGAGCGTGGGAAAGGCGTTAGAAGATGGTATTATTGACGAAGTAGAGAAGAAAGAATGGGACATGTACTGTAAAAATATGAAGTTTAAAGAAAAGTCCCCAGTCATAACACCAGAAGGATCTTTAGACCTTACTTCCAACGAAGCTGCGGATAGAATAGACGAGCTTGAGATAAGAATAGTAGAGTTAGAGACCGAAATACAAGAGTTAAGTAATGATAGTAAAACATATCTGAAAGACCTCTTCAAAAAGGATACCTCGTCTACGGACAAAGAGGATCAAACTGATGAAGATGAGTTGACAGACGAGGACGCTAAAGAAATACTTAGCGATATGGGACTTTCCGAAGAGGAAACCCAAAACTTTATTGAGGAGATTAATAACAATGGATAAAACTAAGTTTCAAAAAGAACTCGCCGGTTTGATCCTGGAAGGCATCGACAAAGATGCTTTTAAAGATGGTCAGGATGAAACCAGAGAAGAAATAGCCAAGATGAAAGAAGAGAATGCAGGGTTCAAAGCTCAGCTGGAAGAGATGAAGAAATCAGCTGGTAAGAAAGTTGAACTCGAAGTTCCCGGTAGTCCTGGCGAAACCAAGTCCTTTATGTATAAAGGCAGAGACCTGAGAAATCAGGGTCTTGAACTGGCTATTACGCCAGACCGTAGAGAAGAGGTAGCTAAGTTTCTGATCGATGTGGTTACCAAAACCGCTATGACAGAACTATCCGCCGGTGGTGGTGGGTATTTAGTCCCTGACGAATATGAGAAAGAACTGTTGGCACTGGCTCGTTTGAGCTCAGTCGCCCTTACGGACGCTCGTATTTGGACCATGGGAACCGACACCCTGCGTATCCCAGCCGAGGGAAATGCTGTGACTGTTGACTTCGCATCTGCAGAAGCTGATCCGAATAACCAGTCTGAGCCTACCTTCGCAGAAGTCGTGCTTGCTCCTAAGAGATTAGGTGCTTATTCTGTAGCTTCTAACGAACTGTTGGAAGACAGCATAATCGACATGACTTCTTATTTAACCGAAATCTTCGCAGAAGCCAATGGTCAGGTAATCGACCTTGAGGTTTTTAGAGGATCCAACTTCACCAGTTCTATTACTGGAAACTGTGGAACAACCATCTCCGGTTCTGCCGGACTGAGTGCTCTTACGTACACTGACTTTTCAAGTGCTATCGCACAGTTGGAAGGACCTCGCAGAAATGGCGCCAAGTTCTATCTGGACAAGGCAGCCATGCATTATGTTCGTACGATGAAAGACGGTTCCAATCGTCTTATCTGGCAGCTGCCGAGTGAGGGTGGACCAGGTGGAATCTACGGATATCCTGTAGTTGAAGTACCTGCGATGATCGACGCCCCGACAGCCACACAGCAAGGCTTTGTCTTCGGTAATCTGAAGAAGGGTTATGCTATTGGTCTGAGAAAGGGTATGGTTATGAAGACCAACCCTTACATTCTTATGAAAGAGAATCAAACTCAGTTCGTACAGCACATGCGTATTGACGGTGCTGTTGCCCTGAGTGGAGCTCTTGTAGAATGGATTATTACTTCCTAATCGACTAAATGGGGAGGGTTCGCCCTCCCCTTAATCGAGGTAATATGAAAAATAAATACAATAACAAAATGATAGGTAATAAAAATCGTAAGGCACATGAGAAAGCCTGCGATTGTAAACGCTGCAAACAGGAGAGACGAGATGAGCGTAGAAAATAAAGCACTGTGTAGCTTAGACGAGGTCAAATCCTATCTTGAAATGGATAGTGATACTGACAATCAGGATGACCTGTTAGAAAGCTTTATCAATCAGATAACTGAAAGCATGGAGAACTTTTGTGGTGTTGAGCAGTTCTTAGCTAAAGACTATACCGAATACTTTGACGGTAAATATAGTGATGTTCTTTTTCCTAATCATTGTCCCGTCAATACTGTATCGGGCATTTGGAATGACACTGCCTGGAGTTGGGGGTCATCGACTGAAGTCGATGCTACTACCTATCGTATAGTAGATAGTAATAGGATAGCACTAAGACTATCAACATTTGCTGGTACTACTCAGAACATTAAGATTACATATAATGCTGGGTATGCCACCATACCAGGAGACTTAAAACTCGCCTGTATCAAAGAAGTTGCCAGGCTTTACAGAACTAAGATTGATAAGGGTTATACAGACCATACTGAGGACCACGCTGGTACCGGTACCTCTGACAAAACCTTCCTAACTGGGGAGTGGCTGCCAGAGACTAAAGCAGTACTTAGACGATACCAGATGGTAGGATCAGTATAATGATAGGCATTAAGTTCAAGCCAAACCAATCTGATATTCAGAACCTTAAAAGGGCTGGAGATAGGCTTGGTGAAGCTATAACTAAAGGCTTGGCTAAAGGTGCGGACGTCTTAAAGAAATCGGCTCGCAACAAAGTTGCTGTGAAGACTGGTAGATTAAAGACTTCTATATTCTCCTATTCTCGACGGGGTTATATTATGCTCGGAGCAACACAACCCTATGCTTATGCTCAAGAGTATGGCAAACCTGGAGGAAACTACAAGTTTACCCCATACTTAGGACCAGCGTTAAGAGAGAACGAACAGAAAATATTAGATCTCATTGATGAAGAGATATTGAGATCGTGGGAGCAAGGATAATGGCGTTAACAGAAAATACCATACTGGACCAACTGGAAGAAGATCTTAAAACTAAGATAGACCCTACTGGAGACTTTAGTACTAAACCCACTGTCTTTAGAGGTGTGTTCAATCAAACAGACGTAGAAGGTAAGATGCCAGCTATATGCTTCTCATGCTACGGTGAGGAGTTGGATGTAATGATGGCTAATGAAATACACACCTATCTTAATATAAGGATGTATGGTTTCACTGGAACAGACGGGTATAATGACAACGCTAACATCCGAATGCTTTGCCACGATGTGCTTTACTTCTTGTACAGCGATGAGTGGACATATACAGATCAGACAGACGTAAATCCCAATATCGAATACTACGAAGGCGGTCCCTCAAGACCAGTCTCTATGTTCATGTTCGATATTAAGGTGCGTAATGACGCAACCTATAATACACTAAGAAACTAAGAGGAGATTATTGATATGGCACTACATGGTAGAAATGCAAGTGTAAAACTTGATGCGGGTGTAAATACCGTATCTGACCTTTACAACTGGAGCATCGATATCACCTCAGATCCGATCGAACAGCCTGTTTTCGGCGACACATGGAGTATTACCCATGGTCTGGCAGTCAACAAGTGGAGCGGGTCTTTTGAGGGAATCTATGATAAAGATGATACAGATGGTCAAGTTGCCCTAAGAAACACTCAGATTTCCGGTACATTGGTAACTGATGCTCGTTTCTATATGGACGCAGCTACGAACTATTACAGTGGAGACCTTTATGTTACTGGTCATACTGTAAGCACTGACCCGGAAGATGTTGTGAGAGTATCTTACACATTCAACGGAACCAGTGAACTTTCACTGGTAGGATAATAAATAAAACGGGGGGATTGTAGCAATGGATATTAAAAGAAAAGACTTAAAAGAAAAATGGTATAAGTTTAATGATGATACCAAGTTCAAGGTTAGACCTTTTCCATTCTCACAGCATAAATCCATGGATCCAATGGGTATGGCACTGGAACAGTTTCTATACTGTCTTGTAGATTGGGACGGTTGGAACGAAGAAGGAAAGAAGATCAAAGTAACTGAAGGCGAAAAAACCTACATTTACGACTGGCATCCAGATGTCAGAGACTTCATTCTCAGATCATCCGGTGTATTTGCAGAAGAGGTTGGAGAAGAGTTAAAAAACTAACAAGGGTCGCCTCTTACGATGGTGACCCTAACAGACACACCTGTGAGATATGTTTAAGAATAAATCCAGGTACTGGTAAAACATTCAAGGAGAAGATGGGGTACGACTGTGAAAAGAAGTGCCCCATCCCCTCACTGATGCCTGAGAACATATCAGCCTATGAGATTGGTACACGATTTTCTTATATTATCTATGACGGACAACACATATCAGCAGACGGCATTGATAAAGCATTAGAGTGGTCTGGAGTACCTAAACAGATGCGTTGGAACCTTGGTCAAAAGATAGCTATATACCACGGTTATCTAAGAGAGGCTCAACAAAAACAAGCGAAGATGGCATCAGATAAAGAGGCAAAACATGGCAAAAACACTACGAGTAAGGCTCGAAGCAGAAGATAAGGCATTTCTTGCGAGTATAAAGAGTGCCACCAGAACTACAGCCAAGCTTATGGCTCAGATGGTTCGTCAGAGCAAATCAGCCAATGATGTTATGGCGAGAAGTCACACTTCTACGACCAATAGGGTTATTAGAAACAACCAAAAGATGGGCAACAGCTTTTC